ATACATTCTATAATGGTGGTGTACGTAAGGTTCACTACTCAGAGTTAAGAAAGATAAATCCAAGGATTACAGATACCGAGATGGCTGCCATTAGAAAGGCAGGGTCTGCGTGGTATAACACATACCCACAGGCTATATCAGAAACAGGTAACGCATTTGATAACGAACTAATAACTGTACTATTCTTTGACTATACAACAGAAAAGAATTTTACTTGGAAGAAAAAATACTTAAAGGACGGAGGAGTAAGAGTTTCAGAAAAGCCTGATACGTTTAATCCTGTTGCCACTGAAGATACTGAGGATAGATTTGAGAAGATATCTACAAAGAAGCAGATAGTATTTGAAGGAGTACTAGTGCTAGGTAGTGATATCTTGATTAAATGGGAAGCACAGACAAACCTTATTCGTCCTGAGGCTGCTAGTCAGAAGGCTGTGTCTAGTTTTGTAGCGTGTGCCCCTAGGATGTATAAAGGAAACATAGAGTCATTAGTAAGCAGGATGATACCTCACGCTGACTCTATTCAGTTGACTACATTAAAACTTCAGCAAGTTAAATCTAGAATGGTTCCTGATGGTATCGCTGTAGATGTTGATGCATTATCAGAGATCGACTTAGGAGACGGTGGTAAATATACTGCTACTGCAGCTCTTGATATGTACTTTCAAACAGGATCTGTACTAGTAAAGAGTTATACACAAGATGGAGAATTCAATCAAGCGAAGACTCCGATACAAGAACTTACAACTTCAAGCGGTCAGAGTAAGATCGCTACACTTGTAAACCTATACAACTTTGAACTTAATATGATCAGAGATGTGACGGGACTTAACGAGGCTAGAGATGGATCGATGCCTAACCCTAACAGTCTAGTTGGCTTACAGAAGTTAGCAGCACTAAGTAGTAATACTGCTACAAAGCACGTACTTGACGCAGGACTATCTATCACTAAGAGATTAGCTACGTGTCTGTCGTTAAGAATAGCTGACCTACTTAAGAACGAGGACTTTAGAGAAGAGTTCGCTATGCAGATTGGTAAATACAATCTAGCGATATTAGAAGACATCAAGAATTTATACTTACACTCGTTCGGTATATTTATCGAGCTTGAGCCTGACCAAGAAGAAAAGGCACAGCTAGAGGCAAACATCCAAGTATCGCTCGCTCAACAGACTCTAGATTTAGAGGATGCGATCGATATTCGTATGATCAAGAACTTGAAGATGGCTAACGAGATGCTTAAGATTCGTCGTAAGAAGAAGTTGAAGGCAGCTCAAGACAGAGAGGATATGCAGTCGCAAATTCAGATGCAGATGAATATGCAGACTCAACAAGCAGCAGCAGAGCAAAAACAACAGACAGCTCAGATCGACGCTCAGGCTAAGATATCTATCAAAGAAGCTGAGGCTCAGTTTGCCGTTCAATTATTAGCAGCTGAGGTTGAAAGTAAGAAAGAACTGATGGCACTTGAGTTCGACTATAATATGCAGCTTAAAGGCATAGAGACTAGTAACTTAGAGATGAGAGACAGTAAGAAAGAGGAAGCGAAAGACAAGCGTGTAGACATTCAAGCTACAGCACAGTCAAAGCTTATTGACCAACGTAAGAATAATCTTCCTCCAGTAGACTTCGAAAGCTCGGAAGATTCCATGGATGGTTTTTCTCTTGAATCGTTTTCACCTAGATAACACGCTAAAACAGGGGTACTAGTTTTTTAACTAATTTTGTAATAATTAAATCTAATATAATGAGTGAAATAAAAATGAAGGTTGTTGGTGCGGATCACGTATCGGCAGCTGAGATAGAGAAAAAGGTTATCGAAGATGCTGCTGAAGAGACAACTGAAGAGCAACAAGAAGAGCAACAAGAAGAGACAACAACTAAAGAGGAGACCAGTGAAGAGCAAGTCACTCCGACAGAAATAAATGACGACGTAGTTCTTTCATATATTGGCAAAAAATTAAACAAGGATGTAACATCATTCGACGATCTAATGAGAGAGCAAACAGTTGCTGAAGAGTTAGATGTAGACGTTGCTGCATTCAACAAGTATAAAAAAGATACAGGTCGAGGTATCGAGGACTTTGTTAAATTGAATAGAGACTTAGACACGGTAGACGGTAGTAAATTGCTATCAGACTTCTATAAAGAAAATGGAGACGACGATGATGACGTAGCATACAGACTAAAGAAATTTAGATATGATGAGGACGAGCACACGGAAGAGGAAATTGAAGATAGAAAGATAGCACTAAAGCAAGAACTTAAAAGAGCTAAGAAGTTTTTTGAAGAGCAGAAGGAAAAATACAATGTGCCCCTTGAGTCAAGGAAGCCATTATTTTCGGAAGCTGAGAAAGAAGACTTCGAGGCTTATAAAGTTAATAAGGTTACGGCTGAACAAGAGCACGAGAGACAAGTTGAGCGATCGAACTATTTCACTAGCGAAACAGACAAGCTTTACTCTGATAAATTTGAAGGTTTCAAGTTTAAGGTAGATGAGGATAGCACTATTGTCTATAAGCCAAGTGATGTCAAGGCACTGAAAGAGAATTCTTCATTGAAGGCATTCGTCGGAAAGTATCTAAATGACGATGGTTTTTTAAACAACGCTGAGGAGTTTCATAAGGCTTTAACAATCGCAAGTGATCCTGAGAAGTTTGCAAAATTCTTCATCGAACAAGGTAGAGCAATGGCTGTATCGAACTTTGAGAAAGAGAGCAAGAACGTGGATATGAAGCTTAGAACAACATCTAGCACGAATCCAAAACCAGGATTAACTATGAGGGTGATACAGTAACCAAGGAAAAGTAAATTAATAATAACAACCTAAAACTAAAAAAATGGCAGGTTCAATCGACGTATCTCCAGGGATATCTTTAACACCAAGTTCAACGCAACAAACGTTGGCAACAAATTACATTACTGATTTCGACTATGTAACTCAGTACTTACCTGAAACAGATAAGGATGAGTTTTCTCGTTATGGAAATCGCACAATTAACGGATTCTTACGTAATGTAGGAACAGCAGAAATTCCTTTTGCATCAGACCTTATTAAGTGGTCAGAATCAGGACGTTTACATACTAAATATACAGCATGTTCTATCGCTTATGGTGGTGGTAATGATACGGCTGTATTAACGGTAGCAGATGCAGGAATTGGCGCATGTAACTTTAGAGTTGGACAAGTTGTCTTTTTATCTTCTAATGTTGCTAATTTATCTGATAAAGCAATTGTTACTGCGGTATCAGGATTAACATTTACTGTTGCTTATTACGCAGCAGCAGGTGGCACAATTGTAGATAACGCAGCTAATGATATTACAGCATTCGTTTATGGATCTGAATTCCAAAAAGGAACAGCTGGCATGTCAGGAGGATTAACCCCAGTACCTGATATTTTTGATGTTAAACCAGTAATCATCAAGGATCGTTATGAAATCTCAGGATCAGATATGGCTCAAATCGGTTGGATTGAAGCTTCATCTGAAGAAGGAAATGGTGGATTCTTATGGTATATCAAAGCAGCAGCTGAAACACGCTTACGTTATGATGATCAATTAGAGATGATGAGTGTTGAGCACGTTGATGCTGGTGCAGCATCAGGAGCATTGGCTTACTTATCTCCATCTTCATCTAACATCCCAGGTGAGACAGCAGCAGCTAGTTCAGCAGCAGGATCCCAAGGTTTATTCGCAGCAATCGAAGATAGAGGTAATATATGGTCAGGTGGTAATCCTGCAACTATGGCAGACTTCGATACAATCATCGAGCGTTTGGATGGTCAAGGGTCTATCGCTGAGAATACATTGTTTATCAATCGTCAGTTCTCTTTGGACTTAGATGATATGTTAGCAGCACAAAACTCTTACGGAGTTGGTGGTACTTCTTACGGTATGTTTAACAACGATGCTGATATGGCATTGAACTTAGGATTCACAGGATTCCGTAGAGGTTCTTATGACTTCTACAAGACAGACTGGAAATATCTTAACGACGTTACATTACGTGGTGGATTAGTAGGTGGTAAAGTTAATGGGGTACTTGTACCAGCAGGAACAACTACTGTTTACGATCAAGTTCTTGGAGCTAACGCGAAACGTCCGTTCTTACACGTTCGTTACAGAATGATTAATCAAGAGAATCGTAAGTTGAAGTCATGGATCACAGGATCTGCAGGTGGAGCTAGCAATAGCGATGTCGATGCAATGTATGTGAATTATTTGTCTGAAAGAGCACTTTGTACTCTTGGAGCAAACAACTTCTTCAAATTCGAAGACTAATATTACAATACAGAGGGCGGTAGGAATACTGCCCTCTTATTTTTTTTAAATTTAATCTAAATAATAATGAGTACAAAAGATCAACCAAAAGATCGTATATACGAACTTTTAAATGGAGCAGCTCCATTGAGTAAATATATTGCATCAAAAGATACTAGACGCAGTAGATTATTACATTATGATGAGTCAGGAGACAAGCCTAGAAATAGAGCTATGCGCTACTCAAGAAACCATGAATCACCATATATAGACGAGCAGGACGATACAGCTATCGTTGAGCCTATATGTTTTAATAGTGGAGCTCTATCAGTTCCTAAAAATAACCCATCACTACAGTATTTTTTATCTATTCACCCAGGAAACGAATCAAACGGAGGGTCTATTTTCAGACTTACTGACCCTGAAAGAATGGCAGAAGAACGTATAGCAGATGATGAGATTAGAATGGACGCAATGCTTGCATGTCGTCAGTTAGACTTAGATGAAAAGATAGCGTTAGCTAGAACTTTCGTTAGAGGAAACATTGAAAAGATGTCATCTAAAGAGATTGCATACGACCTTATGAGATTTGCAGAGAATAATCCTGAGACATTCTTAGCAGCATTAAACGACCCTGATATTGATTTAAATAATATTGCAGCTCGTGCGATACACGACAAGTATGTAATAGTTAAGTTTGGTAAGGATTTATACTACAACATGGGAGACAATAAAAAGAAGATTGTAACTATTCCTCATGGAGTGAAGCCTGAAGATCAATTGTCAGCTTGGTTAGTTTCAGATGACGGAATGGATTTCTATAAGCAGCTATCGAATATCTATAGCTCAGAAGATTAATAACACTGACCCCTACTAGAATTTACTAGTAGGGGTTTTTTTATTACCTTTGTTCTTTATAAACCCATAAATTTTAAAAGACATGGCACAATTTTTATCAATCCCTGTAACATCTGAAGGGAATCAATTAATCTCAGCAAGGGGTGTATTATTAGTAGATTCAGCAACTAGTACTGCTGTAACAACTGTTCTTACATATGATGGCGGAAAAGCTATTACTCTTACACATGCAGCTGCTGTTGCATTTGATGTACGTGATGCTATTCAAGATGCATTGGTTCTTGCTCATTCTGCAGGATCCGCTCCTGCGGTAACTATCACAGTTACTATGCCAAAAGCAGTATCAGGAATCGCGGTAGCGTAACCCTATTCTATTAGGCTTACTTAAAGGCACTGCTTCGGTAGTGCCTTTTTTATTATCTTTGTATAAATTATAGTGATGATAGATAGCGTTAGAAATACAGTACTCTCAATAATAAGCAAGGACAATAGGGGATACATTACTCCAACTGAGTTCAACTTGTTTGCAAAACAAGCTCAGACAGAGATATTTGAGAAGTATATGTACGACTATAGCACTGCAATACAGAAGCAGAACGCTAGGATGCATGGATCAGGTTACGCAGGAGTTGTAGATAAACTAGAGGAGGCTATCGATATTTTCAGAGTCCCATTAGGATTAACATATAATGGCACACCTGATAAGTTTTACATCCCAGGAACCGAACCATCGCCATCTGAGCCGTCTTATAAGTTGTTTGACTTATATTATAACGATGACACAGAAATAGATTTCGTAACTGATGCACAAGCAAAGAGATTAAATAGATCAAACTTAACAGCACCAACGGTCGAGTATCCAGTATATACGGTAGACAGCGAAGGCATAAAAGTATATCCTACTACAATAGTAGCGAACGTTTCGGCTAACTATATAAGATATCCGAAGGATCCGAAGTGGACGTGGGTAACTCTTACGGCAGGTGAACCAATATTTAACCAAGGAGCGAATGACTATCAAGACTTCGAGCTTCCTTTGAGTGATGAGACTAACCTAGTTGTAAAGATTTTACAGTACGCAGGGATATCGATCAGAGAGGCAGACATCGTTCAAGCTGCTAAGTCAGATGAAATGCAAGATAAACAAGAAAAGATATAATAGATGACACAAGAACAATACTATAGCTCAAGTGACAACTACGGTGGTTATCAATACTTGCCATTATCTGATGTTGTAAATAACTTTTTACTGATGTATATCGGTAACGATAAACAACTTAATAACGTCAAACGTCACGAGGTAATATTTCACGCCAAGCAGGCTATCAAGAAGTTATCATACAGTACTGAATCAAAGCCAACTCAGCCGATCGAGCTATTGGTTGGTGACGACTTAAAGTTCATCCTTCCGTCTGACTATGTTAACTACATTAGGATCTCAATAAATGTAAACGGTGTACTTAGACCATTATATGAGAACAGACAAGCGAACTCTGCAGTTGGGTACTTGCAAGACAATAACAATAACCTACTATTCGACAGTAATGGAGAGGCATTGACAGGAACATCCCATCTAGATTTATCTAGAGTTACACCAACCCAATATACAGGTCTCGGCATATATAACGGATGTATGGGTTGGTGTTTGGATGACTGCTGGTATTTTGGATACAGCGTTGGACCGAAGTACGGACTTAATCCTTCTGATCTTTTTTCAGGACCGTCATTTAAAGTAAACAACGGAGTCATCGATTTTTCTTCAGAAGTTGCAAATCAACTTGTCGTACTAGAGTACCTATCTGACGGTATGGCTAACGGTGTTGACGCAAACGTTGAGGTTCATAAGTTCGCTGAGGAGTTCGTTTACAGATACATTAAGTGGACTCTATTGAACGCTAAGGCTAGCATTCCTGTGTATGATAGAAAGTTAGCTCGTGATGAAAAGCAAGCTGAATACAGAAATGCAAAAATTAAGTTGATGCGGTTAAATCCTGCGAGACTTATTCCTGCCCTTCGAGGTCAAGGTAATTGGATTAAATAAAATATAGTATGACGAATATCACGAATAGCTTTGTAGCAGGAAAAATGAACAAGGATTTAGATGAACGTCTAATTCCTGATGGTACATATAGAGATGCTTTAAATATTGATGTTGATACCGACGAGGGATCAAACGTTGGATCTGCAAGAAATTCTTTAGGCAACACACTAACGGGTGGTACAATCAGTGCAACAAACGGTCGAACTATCGGTGCAGTTAAATTCGAACCTAACAACCTACTATATTGGCTAGTTGCATCTGATACGTTTGACGCTATCTTTGAATACAACGAGATTACTGACACCACACAAAGAGTACTTAAGTGTACTAAGGCAACTCCAACGACTGCTAGTACGCTTAATTTTAATCAGCAGTACCTTGTAACAGCGATAAATTACATAAACGGGTTCTTGTATTGGACGGATGGATTAAACCCTCCTAGAAGGGTTAATATCGCACGAGCTAAAGCATACACCGTCGATGATGCAAAAATTGCTGACGACTTACAGGTGATACTTGCTCCACCATTGAATCCTCCGACGATAAGATTGTTTAATGATGGAACTCAAGCAAATAATATATCTGAGAAATTCCTATCGTTTGCTACTAGGTATAAATACCTAGATGGTCAGTACAGTGCGTTATCTCCATTATCAGCCATAGCATTCACTCCAAAAACATATGAACTAGATTATCAGGCAGGGAATAACAAAGCAATGGTTAATAAATATAACTCAGTTAAGTTTACTTTCTCTACTGGGTCTGTAAATGTGACTGATATTCAGTTGGTTATGTATGACACTAGAAGTTTAAATATTAGTGTTGTAGAAACCTTTAACAAAGTAAAACTAGCACTTATAGATAATGTTTATTACTCTAGCTTTACTTTTTCAAATAATAAGACTTACACTATACTTACTTCAGATCAGATAACTAGAACATTTGATAACGTTCCATTACTAGCAGAGGCACAAGACTTTGTTGGTAATAGATTAATGTATGGCAACTACACTCAGTTTTATAATATAGCTGACACTAACAAGAACAACATAAAGATAGATTTATCATTAAACTATATTAGTACAGATATAACAAATGGTACACCAACCCAAACGTGGAGGTCAGACAGAGATTACGAAGCAGCGATAGAGTATTTAGATAATTACGGAAGACATACAACAGCCTTAACCTCTGTAGGAAACACTACATATATACCTGCTATTCAATCTGACACAAGCAACAGTTTATTATTAAACATAAAGAACAAGCCTCCGTATTGGGCTACTGGATATAGAGTACTAGTAAAGCAGAGTAAAAAAGATTATTATAATATTTTTCCAATTACTTATTATATTGATGGATTATATAGATATTTTTTAATAAATGAATCTGATCGAGATAAGTTTAAAGTTGGCGAGTATGTTATATTTAAATCAGATAAAAGTGGAGTAACCCATTCAAATAAAAAGTATAAAATTTTAGAATTCGCAAACAAAGGGACTAGTTTTATAAGTGGTATAATTTCTATCTCAGGGTTATATTTTAAAATTAAAGTTGGCTCTGCGTTTGAATTAGATAATTCAGGCGAATACAATTACACTTGGACAGGAATAGGATTCGGGCGTGTATATACTAATATAGGAGAAGATATATATCCTGCGCCACCTATAGGGGTGAATCCATTTGGTTTTATAGATAATCCTATTTATTATGGCTCAGGAGATGAATCAGCATTAACACTTCAAAATAACAATATTCAATCATACATATATGCTGCTAGATTACAAGTAATTATTGATAGTATATCCACCTTTTATTATATATTTAATGGCACCGTCTATCCATCAATAAACATATCATATGGTGTACCTATTCCTATAAATAGTAATGATGGATTACTATTTACAAATATTATAATAAATAATGGATTTAATATAGGAGATAGATGGACTATAATGTCTAGACTTGATGCTGATTTTACACAGCGTGCTGTAGCTATAGTACCAGGTCAAAATTGGTCTCCATCTACTCCTGAAGTAGATAGAGCAATAGAAGTAGGAGCAATAATTACGTTAAACGTAATTAAAGATACTTATAATTCAACACAGCAAGCTGGACCTCAAATATTTCCTCCATCACCTGCTAGATATGCCAATATAGAGGAATGGTGGTATGAAACATTAGCGTATAATCAATTTATATATTATGATCAATCAGGGATAAATATAGGATCGCAAAAAGGAGATTGGAATACCGCTGGCATAGCATTTAATAGAGGTAAAAATTGGGCAATGACTGCTGGGACAGGAGGATCTAATTATGCTAATGCTATAGATACAGGAGGGTCTATATCAAGTGAAACACTAAAATACCCCGTTAGAATATTATTATATAGCTGCGTAGGACCAAATAATACAGAGCTAGACGATGAATATGAAGGAATAGGTAATAATGATCAAAGTGAAATAAACTTTTCATTTAGTATATCTCAATCAGACACTCCTACTATATGTGAAACAGTTGGTAAAGATAACTCATTAGATGTATATCACGAGGCTACAAAAACTTATTCAATAACGAACGGTTTTCATCAGACGACATGGAGATTTAAAGATTATACAGCACCATCTTACGCAAGTGGAAATACAAACTTAGGGCAATTAAATCCTAACGGGATTCAATCAGGGACAGACCAACAGCATTGGTTTGAAGTGGGAGATATAGTATACTTTAAATTAAATGGGATAGCTACAAACATACCATACACTGTAACATATGTACCGAACGCATTTAATATTGTAATAGATAAACCATTTGTCGCTGGTCCTATAATAGCAGGCACAGTATCCTACAACGTAAATGATATAGACCAAACTAACTATGGTCTTGCAGGACAAGCTGTATTAAAGATAAATAACCCAGGCACAATTAATTCAACGTATAACGGATGGACATTTGGTAACGGATTAGAGTCAGACAGAATAAAGGATGACTTTAACGCTCCTGAATTAGATCTTTCACCTAGAGTAAATGCCTATATAGAGGACTACAAGCAGATGGAAAGTCCGAACGCTATATGTTATAGTGGATCATACGGAGAATACACTAGCTTAAACAGATTGAATGAATTTAATCTATCAAATGCTAACTTTAAGTATCTTGATAGTGAGTTCGGATCTATCCAAAAATTATACGCTAGAGATACAGACCTAGTTGTATTTCAAGAGAACAAGGTATCGAAAGTACTATACGGCAAGAACTTAATGTTCGATGCAGCAGGAGGATCAACTGTAACCTCTATCCCTGAAGTGTTAGGCACGCAAATAGCATATCCTAGTGAGTGGGGAATTAGTAAAAACCCTGAGTCATTCGCTGAATGGGCTGGTGATGTTTATTTCACTGACGCTAGGAGAGGGTCAGTACTACAGATGAGAGGGTCAGTACTACAGACGAGCGAGGATCAAATAATCCCTATATCAGCAGAAGGAATGACTGACTACTTTAGAGATTTAATGAGAGACGCTCCTAATAGTCAGAAGCTCGGAGGGTTTGATCCTTACACTAGAAAGTACAATCTATCTGCCAATAACATCAGTGTAAGTAAATGTAACTTGACACTAAGTAGGAACTCTTTAACTGTCCCTAAGTTATCAGGTGGTGGCGCATTAGCAGAACTATTCACAATCATAACGGATTCGTCGTGGTCAATTTCGTTAGTAAACCTAGGGTTTGGCACTAGTTGGCTAACAGGATATACTACATCAGGATATGGCACACAAGACATAATAGGACTTGTAGCTGCCAATAATACGTCAGTAGTAAGAAGAGTTAAGGTGGTTGTTACATACTGCACTAGTTTAACGGCAGAGTTTATATTAACTCAAGCTAGAGGGTCAAAGGGAAATGTCTTTTTAATAGTTAGAACTTAATATACATATGAAGACGAACCAACGATATAAGATAGGAACGGACACTCCTTACGAAATAGACAACATAGAGATCGATACATCTTCAGAGATTTCGCTATTCGATTCAGAGACTGGAGAAGGAGGGATTGGGTATATCCCTGCTGACGGAGACACAGTCTATGTAAGTTCAGGTGTATTAAACTCTGACTCTGATGTAAAGGACTTAACTCCATCTTTGAACAATAATCTATACTACCTAGTGTCAGATCAATTATACGACGAGACACAGAAGGATACTATTATATCTTTAGCTACAGTAATATCATTGACATTAACTACATACTTGCAAGACGATGTTCTTGATAATTTACTAGATGATGTTGACGATGAGTTAGTCGGAACATCTGTCGGAGCAGCGAGTAACAGTAGATATGTAGGGTCATTTGTGTTTTCAAATCCTACTGATATGCCGTACTTATATCTTGTGTGGGATCATACAGACAATATGGGTGCAGGGACGGCATCTTATACAGGAGATGCAGCAACTAAATATATAGATATAGATTTTGGTTCAGATATAGGTAATACTGGAATAGATTATAACATCACAGGACTTACAGCTCCGTCAAGATTTACGATGGAATGGAATGGCAATGTTTTGGCTGACACTGGATATGTAGGACTTAACTCACAGGCTAACTACGATAACTTAATTGCAGCAGGAGTGGATACTAGCGATATAAATCTAACGGCACCTTATGATGGGCTTGTTGATAATGGCGTTGGTTCAATATTATTTAATAAATTCTCATCTGAATCATCTGCAGTACTGACTGTGTATTCACCATTAGATACTAATATTTGGGATTTAACTCAAGTAGCTGTTACCCTTACGTCGTTTTATTTGGACTCAGCAGAGGGGACTCTAGCTAATGTTTGCTCTCAAGTGGCTGATGGATTATTTTATCACGACGGATCAGGACTAGTGCCTGTAATAGGCGATAGAATCTATAGTGCAGCTGATGGTTCTGCTACATTTGACGGAACAAATACATATCACTTAATCAGTGATGTATTACAAGTAGTCCCTCCAGTTTCGGGTGGATTATTTGTCGGAGTAGATGTAAATGGACTGTGCTATACTAGTGGTGAATGTGACTGTGCAGAGATTGCTGTACCAACAGTAACTCAGTCTGCCATTGAGATAGTTCAAGGCAAGAGTGTAAACTTAAGATTCGAAGCATCTAACAACCCTACGTCTTGGACTGTGACTACTGCTTGTAATGAGTACACATTAAACGGAGGAACTAACGGAAGCATATTCTCTATAACTACGTGTGCTGGAGTTGTTAAAAATGTAACGATAAATATACAGACAGATACTCCTGTTTATTCTACAACATTGCCAACACTGTCATTCGGAGACGGAACAATAACTTTAGTCGGTCCATACATTCAAAGTGTTCTACCGCAAGGATTAAACTTCAACTCTTCATCAGGGATCCTATCAGGAACTCCATCTGAGGCGTGTGAGTATACTATAAATGTAACGGCTACAAATTGTTTTGGAGATAGTTTAGATGTAGATGTAAATATAAGTGTAGACTCAGGGATACAGTTAACTCCATTCGCTATCGATGTAGAAAACTCAAGTGCTGATGGAACTACAGCTTGTGCTATAACAGCAGTATACAGTTTATTATATCATAACGGAATTGCAGCACTGCCTACTTTGAATGATAAAATATTTACAGATTGGAAAGCAACCGAGCTATTTATGGGAGGAAGTAGATGGTATAATATCGATGGATCTACGGAATCTGTAAAAATATGTGAAACGGGCAAGATATGTGATGTTCACACTTGCTAAAATTATAACTATCTTTGCATTATGGGAAAAATAGATGACTACGCAACAGGGACGGCAGGGTTAACTGATAAACTGTTAGCATCAGATGGTGGTACTGGCGTTACTAAGAACTTGCTTGTTAGTGATTTAATTGATGGACTTACAACATACTTAGAGACAGATATTTCATCTGCTGAATTATTAGCAATATTCACCACTCCAAAAACAATCTTAGCAGCACCAGGAGCAGGGATGTATTATAAATACAGAGCCATATTAGAATATGATTACGGTACAGCTATTTACACTACATCAGGAGGTGGTGAATTATATTTAAGTCAGGGTAACGCAGATTGTTATTTTCCAAATAACGCAATAAAACAAATATTCAACACTGCATCAGAGGGTACATTCTACGGTTTTGCAGCTATGAATACAGCTTTAATATTAACATCGCAATCAAACCCAACATTAGGAGATGGTACTTGTAAATTAAAGTTATGGTACACTATTGAAACGTTTGGGTAATATAACTATTTTTACATTATGCCATTTACAGGAGAGACAATTACATATTCAGATTATTCTAAAGGGTGGACCTCATTTTGGTCCTACCTTCCTGATTGGATGATCGGTATGAATAGCTCGTTTTATACTTGGAGGAATGGTAATCTATACAAGCATAACACCAACGCTACACGGAATCGGTTTTATTTTGATGACGTTCCTAACCAAGACGGAGGTGGTATAAACTACGAATCAAACATAACAACCGTATTTAATTTCGATCCTGCTGCAATGAAGATGTTCAAGACGCTATCGCTAGATAGTACGCACGCTTGGAAGTCAGAACTTACTACAGACATATCTACAGGATATATGGAGTCATCGTACTTTCAAGAGAAAGAAGGGACGTGGTTTGCATATATAAGACGAGTTGACGGAACTATCGACACCAAGGCAATATCTACACAAGGAATAGGTGCCCTTGGTAGTTATAGTGCGCTCGTTCTTACGTTCACCTTCGATATAGGAACAGGCATATCTACAGGTGACAAGGTGTATAAAGTGTCAGGTGGAGCGTTGGTGTTGTTTGGAGAAGTAGCGTCACACACATCTAAAACTATAACACTAGTTTCTACAGCGGTAACTCCAGTAGCTGCCGATGTTATTGTTTATGTTAAAAACTCACAGGCTGAATCTTTTGGCGCAAGAGGGTACTATATGGATTGCAAGTTGACTACAGAAGAAACAGCTCAGGTTGAGATATTTACAGCTACATCAAATATATTTAAATCAAATCCATAATGGAAGTTAGAATGTTAAATACCGACGATTACGATCAATCGTTAAAGCCGTGGTGGGAATCTTGGGGGTGGTCAGCTCCTAGTAAGGATTTCCTACCTGAAGATGGAATAGGCGGACTAATGGTGTCGTATGAGGGGGTAGATATATGCGCTGGGTTTATTTATTTCACTAACTCGAAGGCTGCATGGATAGAGTTCGTTATATCTAATAAAGAATATAAGGGCGACAATAGAAAAGAAGCTTTGCAATTACTGATAAATTGTTTGTCAAGTGTTGCAGAAGATAAAAAATTTAAGTACATTTACACATCTTTAAAGAGCAACTCGTTGATTAAGATATACAGTGACTGCGGATTTACTAAGGGTGATAGTAATTGTCAAGAAATGATTAAAGTATTATGAAGATAAATTCGTTCTTATTAATAGATGACTTACTAGATAACGTTGACGCACATATTGCTGACGTTATGTCTAATGATTTTATAGATGTTAACGATGGTGTCAATACTTTCAAGAACATACAAGATAGGAACACAGATGTTGTAAGCGAATCTATTTTACTTCTATTACAAGATTTCGATGTAGCTTATAATTTTGTAAGAAAATCTCCCGAAGGTCAAGAGGAACCGAACTTCATTCACTCTGACGAGATGATGGGAGATATAACTTGTTTGTTATACTTAAACGATGGTGCTCCGAGTGAAGATGGGACAACAATATATAATGATGACGATAGTGAAGCGGTAGTATTTAAGAGTAAATTGAATCGTTTGGTAGTGTTTGATTCAAAATTAAAACACAGCAGAAATATTTTTAATAACTTTGGAAGCGAAGATAAGTCAAGACTTGTACAAGTTATCTTTTTAAATAAGAAATAAATGGCAGCAATAACAGGAGCGGTAGTAGCTTTAGCAGGTATGGGTCTTAGTATAGGTCAAGCAGTAAAGGCAGACAAAGATAAGAAAAAAGCCGAACAAGCAGCAACCGTAGCAGCAAACAAAATGAAGAGCATTAAGGAGACTAATGCATTTAGTTCAGTCCAAGTACCTACTCTTGGATTCGATTTAGCTCAACAAGGAATAGATAGAAGTGCAATGGCAGCTCTATCGTCAGCAGAAGGTGCAGGTGCAGAAGGTGTTCTAGGTGCTTCAGGTAAAATAATGCAAGGAGTAAAAGATGCTGAGTTAGAGTTATCAGCTCAAGCTGGAGATGTTAAACTTCGTAGAGATTTAGCAGAAGCTCAGGCAGGATCTGATATTGAAGCAAGAAGAGCAGACAGGGAGAATACAATGTATTCAGCTCAATTACAAGGAGCTCAAGCAGATATAGCTCAACAACAAGCGAACAAAAATGCTGCTATTCAATCAGCAGTAGGGTCGGCAGGAAATGCATTAAGCTCAGGAGCCGACGCTTTAGCTTTATATAAAGGCAAAAAAGGAGAAAAAATGGGAGAAGATTTACTTGATAAATCTCCATATGCTAGTGGGTCTAGATATACAACTGGCGCATCTTATTAATAAAACTTAAATAATTATGCCAACAGAATACGCAGGATATATACCTACAGCAAATCAGATTGATTGGGAGTCATTAGGAGCTGGACTGTCTAGTAAAATAAAAGCTATTAGTGACGACAGAACAGCTAGAAAGGCTGAGTTGGATAAGTCTGCATTCGATCTATCTTCAGATATTGCTAACACTGAAATGGGCGAAAGTGAGACCTTTAATAATATGCTTATAAAGGGCGTAGATAAGGGTAGGTCTCAGATTAAGAAATGGAATGATATGCTAAAGGCAGGGCAACTTTCACCTGTTGATTACAAATTAAAGCTAGAAAGTCTTAAAGATAATTGGGGAATACTAGCTAACTCAGCTAAGTCATTCGACGCAAGATATCAATCAACTATCGCAAGACAACAAGAAGACGAGAACGGTAGAATTGCAGGGTCAACGCTAGAACTAGAGCTAGGATCTAGATATGGTCAGTTAGCTGAACTAAATGGTAAGGCTCTAGAAATAGGTGACGACGGTTCTGTGCATATGAGTAAGACTAATCCTGTCACAGGAGAGGTTGAAAATCTTATAAACTTAAGAGATATTAATCGTCCTGAGAACATACTAGACAACAGAGTTATCGTTACTGATAACGTCGCATCTCTAACTGAGAACTGGAATCCTATAGAGTTGTTTAAGGACTTAGGAAGAGGAGGAAGTACATCAATCGAGAGTATGCGTAACCATCCTGAATTTGCTGATATGAAGGCTAAGGTTGCACAGTCTGTAGCACCTAACAGTAATCCTAGAGCACAGTTAAGTGTACTTACTGACAATGCAGGGATGACTCCATTATTTTATTATAATGAGTCCGACAGAAAGAAAGTACTTGACGTAGCAATAAAGGACCAACAAGAGATAAATAGAATTGCAGGCAAGTCATCAGAACTATCAGCCGATCAGATTAAAGAGATTGAGTTCGGATTGGTTGAGATGAGAACTACCAATGGCAGGATCGATCCCGTACTAAGGGCAGACCAACAGAAGGCATCTCAAGACTATGTAATGAGCGAGACTGAAATGCAGATGGGTCAAAAGATAGCAGGTCAGGCTAAACAACAGTGGGCTTCAGGTGGTGGATCGGGAAGCGGTGGCTCAGGTAATAGTACTGACCCTAATGATTTTTCTTTATATCAACAGATTACAGAAAGTTGGGGTCAACCAGGTGGTGCTGCTGCATTAACTGCTGCATCAGGTGGTAAATTTGTATTTGCAGTTAGACCTAACGGAGGATACGAGGTATACCCAGCAGGTGCAAAAGAAGGAACTAAGCCAACAATTATAAAAGTACAAAAAGACATGGCTCCGTATTTCTTTGGATCAGGTACTGGTGCAAAAGGAACTACTGGAACATATCCTGAGTATGAGCGTCAGGCTAAGTTATATTGGAGTGCAAAAGGAGGAAAAGGAAATACTACTACACCAAAAAAATTCAATTAAAATGAACGACAAAGCTAAAGAATTATATTCGTACTTAAAGAGTCAGAACATGACTGACTTAGATGAGAATACATTTATTAATAAATATTCCGATCCATCTAAATCAGCAGAGATACACTCATATCTTAAGAGTCAGAACATGACTGACTTAGATGCCTCATCGTTTCATAGCTCATACTTTGGTGGTGTAAAAAAAAAAGATTCTACTCCTCCAAAAAAGACGGATTCTTTCTTCAGTTCGGCTACAAAGATGGTCGATGCTTCGTTGGCTACATCAAAGCCAAAGACGGCTCAAAAGCCTTTGGAATCGTCATCAAAAGTAGACGACTCGAAGTACTATAAGGTTTCAGGAAACGAGAAGGCTACCTATAAAAAAAGTAATGGAGAATGGACTGTAGATGTAAATTCTACAGGTAAATTCCAGCCATTAACAAAAGGAGATGTAAATGCTAGAGTTAAAAATCTAGAGCAAAATGCAGTCCTTGATGAAGACATTACTTATTACAAGAATAAGAGTATTGGTAAGATATTAGGAGCTAATACCGAAGACCAAAGTGCGTCAGAATTATTAAGAGGAAAGGTATTTACAGGATTCCCAGGAAAGGAAGAAAATAAATACAGAATAATTGATAATAAGTGGCAGTATAGTAGACCATCAGAAGGTGGTTATACTAAATGGGCTGACGTAACAAACGATCAATCTATAAAGGCACTAAGTACTCAGTTTAATGAACTAGGAAAACTAGATGTATCTAAAAATATAGACTACATATCTGAATTCAAGGCAAAGAATGTCTTAGGGGAAAAAGCTACAGAAGAAGAATTAACAACTAAGCAGACTTACTATAAAAATATAGAGAAGCAAAAAATACTTAGAGCTTCAGGATATGATGTCCCTTTGAATGGAGATTTGAAAGATCCTAAAACTGTAGCAGCATTTAAATTGTTTGATGCTAAAATGGAGGCTAAGTCTGCTTCTAATAATAAAGAAAGTCAGTTAAACGATAAGATCGATCTAGTTGTAAACAATACTCTTATCAATAACGATGAGGAAAACGTTGTAGCTAAATTAAGAGCTAAGTTTGGTAAGGACGGATTTATATTCGACGAGTCAGGAATTGGTGATGCTATAACTGTATCTTACAGTATTGACGGAGTTCAAGAAACTGACCCTATATCTATCGATCTTCAATCGTTATATAGCGATGAAGAAGAAATGAATAAGCTTAAATCCTATATGAAGACTAAGCACGTAGGTGATTTTGAGAGAAACATAATTGGAGCTGACAATAGCGATACACCACTTACTACTGAGGAAAAAGTAAAACACTATAAGGACCTAACTAAATTAATGGCTAAAAATCCATTAAAGTATGGTAAGGAATTAATCAGTGAAGATGGTGGAGAAATTGATAATATTATATCTGAAGGATATTCAGACATCAAGGCTAAGTATATTGGACTAGAGGATGACGCTAAAAAAATAGAGGAAAAGGTAGCTCAATATAATGCGAACCCTACTAAAGAGTTAGAGCTATCTATAAATAACGATGTAAATAGATTAAAACAAAAGGAGTATCAGTTAAAGAGAGATGCTAATGATTTAAAAGGAATAGAATCTAACTACGCGAAGGCGGTTGGATCCTATGTAAATAGTGAATCAAAGAGTGGAAACTTCTTAGGAGGACTGAGTGCTTCATTTGTAAAAGGACTAACATCAATACCAAAAGCATTATTAAATGTATCGGCAGATGTATTACCGTTAGCTGTAGATAATTATGGATTAAATTCTGTTGAGTACGAAAAATTAAAACAAGAAGGACTTAGCGATGATGATATTTATAATAAGGTATCATCTAGCTTGAAAAGATCTGTAGTTGATGACGTTCAAAAAGGAATTGTAAATATCGGATCACTTGGAACTACTACTGAAGAGTACTTAGGGTCGGAAGACAGGGGTATGGTATCACAGGCTGTTAATGCGCTTGCTGAATCTATTGGTGCTAATATTTCAGGAGGTGGAAATCCAATGCTACAAAAGTTAGCGTTCTTCTCACAGTCATACAATGATATGGAATCACAAATGAGTGGAACCGAGTTTGATGATATGAGTGCTATAGAAAAGAAAGGTATATCTATACTATATGGTATTGGAATAGGACAACTAGAAAAACTAGGGTTTGATGTTTCTTCAGGGATAGGTACAAATAAGATCGTTCAGAAATTTATAAACTACACAGTAGGTAAGACATTAAAAGATTTACCTAAGAACGCGTCAATTCATTTAATTGAGGAGACTATCTCTAAGAATATAAAAGCAAATTTAATATCTAACGGAATCAAGGTTGTTGCTGGTGGATTATCTGAGGCTACCCCTGAATTTGTTCAATCAATCAGTGAGGTCGGTCTAAAGAATGTAGTAAATGCTATTCACGATAAAGAGTACTTCCAAGACGTGCCTGATTTAACTACAGCTGAAGGGTTAAAAGAAGCTCTATCGTTAGCTAGTCATGACGCTATAATAGGTGGTCTAGGTGGATCTATAATGGGTTCTTATAGTACGTACCAATCTAACAAAACAACATCAACAGCTGATAAGGACTTTGAGTTAATGCGCGCGTCGTTAATAGACCCTGCATTATTGAAGTCCGTAAAGATGGATACAGCTCAGAGACTAAGAAAAGGAGAACTAACGAAAGAAGAGGCTCAGTCTGAAATTAGAAATATAAATAAGTCTGTCAGTATTTTAAATAAGATACCTACCGATATATCTAACAGAGGTGCTAGAGTATCTTATGAGTTACTTTCTGAAAAGGAAACGCTAGAGCAACAGATATTAAATAAAGATAAAAATTTAGTAGTAAAGCAGCAGGCTAGAATTGATGAGATTAATGGTCAGTTAGAAAATATAACTGAGACTATTAAAAACATGCCTGAGCCTATAGAAGTAGAAGCTACTCCTATTGAAAAAACAGAGGTAATTACTACCCCTATTGATCCTACTAAAGTAGAAGGAGAAAAAGTAGTCCCAGTTGGGAAACGATTATTTAACGATCCAAACATAGAAACAAAAGCAATATCTAAAGCATATAAAGAATCTAAAGGCATTAAAACCAGTGAAGGTTCTAATATAGAGTCTGTAGATATTCCTAATGCTATGAAGATAGCTGATGCTTTCGATGCACTAGAAGATACCCCTAATGATCCGATAGTTCAGAAGGCTTATAGTGATATGGCTACTGAGACAGCTGATCAACATAAATCTATAGTTGACGCTGGTTATGATGTAGAAATATGGGAAGGAGATGGAGAGCCATATGCTAATGCTGAGGCAATGATATCTGACTTGAGAGATAATAAACATATGTATATCTACTCTACTGAGGTAGGTTTTGGAGATACTCCTATAACTAATGAACAAAGAAATCAAAATAAATTACTTCAAGATTCAGGATATAAAGACAAGAACGGTAAGACATTATTATATAATGACGTATTTAGATTTGTTCACGACTTTTTTGGTCACTCAGAGAGGGGTAATGGATTTGGAGCTATAGGTGAAGAAAATGCTTGGGATGTACATTCTAGAATGTACTCACCGTTAGCAAAGAGAGCTATGACTACAGAGACGAGAGGTCAAAATAGTTGGGTTAACTTCGGTCCTCAAATGCGTAACGCAGATGGTACGTTAGTTAAGAAAGGAGATCAAGGATATAAAGAAGCTAAGGATAGAGAGTTTGCACCACAAAAAATGGGACTACTTCCTGAAGAGTTTTCACAATCATTAGATGACGTGAAGGTTGATAAAGAGGTAGTACAATTGTCTGAATCAATAAGTAACAACGATGATATTCAAGAGGTCTTAAAAGATGCCACTAACTTAAAAAGAGCATCAGATTTTCTTAAAAATATAGAAGATAGTTTAGATCAATTTGGTAAAGAAACGCTTGGAATGAATTTACCTGTGGCGGTAGCTAAAGTTGTAGTTAAAACAATTAGAACATTAGTAGATGCAGGAGTATCATTAGAACAAGCGATTAAACAAGCATCCAAAGAACATAACGTATCAGAAGAAGATATTTATGATACGTTAAATGTAAAGCCTAGTAAAAAATCTGCATCAATCAAAGAAGCTATAACGAAAGCAAAGGAGAACGATATATCGGACGCTGCCATACGTAAGTACTTAAAAAACGAAGGATATACCGATAAGCAGGCTACCGATGAGATCAATAAGTTCAACATTAAGTCTGAAGATATTTGGACCAAGGGCGAGGAAGGAATAATAAACTCTCTAAAGTACTTCAAGAAGAAGTTATTCTCAGCTCGCGCGTTCTTGCCTATATCGGTTAGAAATGCTATCGAGAATAAGAACGCTACGATCGCATTCCATAAGAACATCATCGCTAGGAATGTTGCTGACTTCAATCGTCTGTACAGAAAGTACGACGGGGACAAGGAACAACTATTAAAAGACTTTGATCAGTACATTCGTGGTGAGAGATATAAAAATAATGAGGACAGTACAAAGAGCGATCGAGAGATAGAACTTCCGACCGACTTTAAGATTCTTGCTAACTCTATGAGAAATCAGATTGACGGACTGTCTAGACAGTTAATTGCTAGTGGTGCCGTTGATGTGGACAAAATTGAGACTATAAAGGCTAACCTTGGAAAGTACTTGACTCGTTCATATGAGATGTACGATAATAAGAACTGGAAGAAAGATGTAAAAGATAATGTCAGACAGGCTGCCATTAATTATTTAAGAGTTCAGTACAAGAGCTATGCTGAGAATGTTTCAGAAAGAAACGATCAACCGTTCGAGGATGTGTTAAACGCGAAGGTAGAGCAAGAGATGGCTAACATATTCCCAATCGAGGCTAAGGGTAACTTTAAGAATAAATCGAAAGAAGGATCGAAGGATTTATCTATACTTAAATCTAAGAAGGAAATACCTACTGAGATACGAGCACTGATGGGTGAATATGAGGATCCAACTCTTAACTATGCTGCGACCGTTACAAAGTTAGCAGAACTTACATTGAATCACAAGTTCTTGTCTGATATTAAAGAGCTAGGGATGGGCAAATACTTCTTTGAGAAGGATGATATGCGTGCCCCTAAAGATTTTCACGTAGAGATTGCGCCAACAGGAAGTAATACAATGAGTCCACTTAACGGACTGATGACCACTAAAGAGATCGCTGATGCATTCATGAAGGAGGCTAACGGTCTTAATGACTTTATGAAGGTTGTGATGGGTATTCAGGGTGCGATTAGATACTCGAAGACTATCCTATCTGTAGCAACACATGCCAAAAACTTAGTGGGTAACTTTGGTTTTATGTGGACCAACCTCCACTTAAAGCCTAATGAAATTGGTAGAGCTATGAGGATTATTCATGGTGACTTATGGAACAAGTCAACCGACGTAAGAAAGGCTAAGATGGATGAGTACATCAAGGCTGGAGTTGTAAAACAGTCAGCAGGTCTTGGTGAGATAATGGATATGTTTAAGGATGCAAACTTTGACATCTCTATGGCTTCAAGATTATCTAAGAAGAAAGTAGGAACGCTAGGTAAACTGAAGAGAGTAATATTCCAAGGTAAGAAGTTCATCGAGGACTCATACCAAGCGGAGGATGACTTCTTTAAGATTATCGCATACGAGCACGAGATGAATAGATACTCAGATGCTATGTATGATAAAAAACGGGAGGATTTGACGGAGGACGAGTACAAGAAAGTACAAGAGAAGGTATCTGAGATCGTTAAAAATATCTATCCAACATACGATAGAATTCCTGAGCTGATCAAGATGGTACGTAGAACTCCTCTTATTGGTAACTTCGTATCGTTTACTGCAGAGTCATACCGTACTGCATGGAATACGTTGGCTCTAGCTACTGAAGAAATGAAGGACGAGAGTACGAGAGCTATTGGTGCCAAGAGAATTATCGGTGCATCGACATATGTTTCTGCAAAATCTGCGTTACTAATATATATGAGTAATAAGGCAGGAGCTGGATTTACAGGACTTCTAGGATATCTATTTGACGACGAAGAAGAGAAGAAGAGAGATGCTGACATAAAGTCATTCCTTCCTCCTTGGTCTAGGAACTCTGATGTATTATTACTAGATGTTGGAGATGGTAAGATACAGTACATCGACTTTAGTGCTACCGATCCACACGGATCAATGAAGAAGGTGCTTAACGCATTCTTTAGCGGAAAGACTGGGATAGATGGATTTATCGATGGAGCTATCGCTGTGTTCGAGCCGTTCATCGGAAAGGACATGGCTGTTGAGGCTGCCCTTGCGTTAGATAGTAACAGGAATAAGTACGGTGATACGATATATAATCCTGAGGATACTGAAGCAAAGAAGACGAGTAAGATAATGGGATACCTTTATGATTTAGTAAAGCCTGGGACTGCTGCATCTGTCGAGAGAATTGTAGAGTCTGAGAGTAAGGGAGCTGAGATCGCTGCTAATCTAACAGGATTTAGAATCAGTGAGATAGATGTTACGAAGCAGTTTGGATTTGGAATGTCAGAACTTGCTGACAGAATGAAGAACGCTAACAAGATCTACAACTCTGCATACTACAACGACAAGGCATCTGAAGCTGATAAGAAGCAGGCTTACAAGGAAGCGAACGCTCGATCGAAAGAGATAATGAAGGAGATGTCTGACCTGTACGACTCAGCTGAGAGATTAGGCAGTGATCCTAAGTTATTGATAGAGTCAATGTCTAGCGCACAGAATCAGTTGTCTGCTAAAGAGATAAAGGAGATTCAGTCTAGAGAGTACAGCGACCTTAAGTTGAAAGAAGATAAAGACAAGAAGAAGGTAGAAGCTTACTGGTAAATAAAAAATCCCTCACTAAATTAATAGTGAGGGGTTTTGTGCCGTATACTGCACTTTTTAACGTGAAAAACACTTAATGAAGGTGAAAAACATTTAATAGTGCAATATAATACACTTAATCGGTTATTTTCCGATTATCTAATGGTGTTATTACAACCTCCTAAACAAGTTACTATAGTTCAAGTGAAAGATAAACCCATAAAACGATCTTACTACAGTGAATAATATCACCACATCCCAAAAGTTTAAGTTAAATATTCCGATCGATAAAAAGGCTAGACCTAATAAGAATCCTTCCTTAGAGATCATCTTGAACATGTGCCATGCGTCGGTAACAAACACAAAGAACGTGGTGGATCCCCAAAACTTTGGTCCGAGATATTCTGACTTATCCTTGTACTTGTTTCTCCAAGAGAACGTCGGATCCCACCAGTCGTCGTTGAGGTCTTTAAATATACTCTCACTAAATCTGTGTGAGATAGTATCCATAACAGCTTCAGCAATTGCGGATATCATTATTAGTATTGTTCCTAATAGAATCATTTTTTGATGTAGTTTAAGTAAAAGTGAAAGACTGAGCCGACGAAGGCTCCTATACCGATTAACAGCATGAAGATAGCAAATACAACCCCTACGTTCTCGGAGTTGTATCTAAATAAGTCTGCCATCGCTACTGTTACGAATAGAGCGAACGCTATTCCGAGTATTGATAATATTTTTTCCATAGTTATATTGTTTTATCTATTGCTATGCTGTAGCAATAGTTTAGTAAATTTAAATCGTGCTGTATAAAGAACGGGTTATATCTAATCTGAATAGATACCCTTCTGTTTTTCTTTTGATAGATATAATCCTCGACTACAGCTATCATTACGTTTATATCTATGTGTTCCATCAGAATATATGTGATAACCGTGCAACCTGACCATGCTCAGGACTTAATATAAATGCCTCTACTGCTTTAGGAGACCACTGATATCCATTTCTATGGTGCCACCCGTCGGTGCCGCTTGGAGATCGTAATGTCTCTACATTTACAGACATATAATCCTTTCCTGATTTATGATGAACGTGGTGCCCGAATATATATCGATGGATACAATCGTGCCAGTTAGATGAAGCTTCGTGTGCCATCAACATAGGAAGGTCTGCAACCTTAGCTGAATCCATATGTGTAGTGCCAATTAAACATTTACCGTACACGCTGTACTTTCTATGAGACATATCACTGTTAAATGTGACGTTCTTACTATGTCTGAACCAACTAGAAATAGAATCTAATAACATAAACCCTGACATGTAGTCATGGTTAGATGGATTATATACTACCTCAACGTCAGCTATCTGAACTAGAGTTTCAATAATATCTACTAACAACCTCTTGGCTGTAGTAAAATTGTCGTACCACATTCCGTCGGTATCTTGTGGGGTACCTGATGTGGTCTGCCTGCGAGGGTTATCGGTATGTAGGATATCATTTCCAGCAACGAATATAATCTTATCGATATTAAATCCGTTCGACTTTTGAATGATGCCGTGCATTCCATCCATGACTCTTTTAACGGCTATCTGTGAGTTATAATCCTCTCCAGTCTCAAAAGAGCTACATAACTTTCCGATATGAATATCTGCAGGATCAAATACCATACAGTGAGGCTCACTTGTAGGCTTCCTGTTGATCTTTGGGTACTTTGGCGACCATTTAGATATTTCAGCTATAAAGTCGTCTCTAAAGTCGTTATAACTGAATTCATTTAAGTCTTTCTTTGAGCGTATAGAATATCGCTCACCTTTATACCAAAAGTCAGCAACCTTAGAAATATCTATACCATTCTTCTCACACTCTTCTACCAGTCCGTTCGACTTTCCGTCCTCCCAAACTGAAGATACAGTTTTCTTTTTCAAGTAATTATGAATAGTCTTTCTGTAGCTATCATTATACGGAATATGTAACTCAGTTGCTACAGTTCTAGCGATCTCTGACTTGTTTCTTGCACCATTCAGGTACAACTCTAATGCTCTAATCTTGGCTTTCTCCATTATAAGATTTTTGTATATCACTTAGGACCCTCTTAAAGGACTTTATAACTATAAAGACATCCTTGTCTACCATGTCCATCATGGCTTCATATAATTCTGAACAATGGGAGTAGACTTCATCCATTGTCGAGTTAACATAGGTGGTATTTTTATCCATTTCTGTTTAGTTTTGGACAAATATATTACTTATTAACTATAAAAACAATTAAGTTCTGTATATTTTTGAACTAAATTTGTAATTATTTATTTTATGCGTGTAGGTGTAGTCTTTAAAGTGAGCGAAGTCGATCACCTCTCTAACGATCTTGAACAGCTGTCGTTGTAGCGTGTCATCGGGAATCGTGCCGTCATCGTTTAATGTCATAGGCATTAACTCTCTATTGATCGTTCGTTTGATTCGCTTCTTCGATGCGACGACCGTTACGTCAGCTATGTATACGGCTCTCATTTTATTGTTAGTTCTTCGTTAGTCAATTCGTTTGCTTTCATAATCCATTTATTTTATTATAAAACTCTCGCTCGATATTACTCAAATCATTAAAATTATAAGCAGGTATCGCCCACTCTTCACAATCATAGTACGGTGACTGTTTGCTCCCGAAGCAAACTCCAGGTCCAGGCGCGATCACAGAATGAAAGTACTTGTTAATGAGTTTACTAG